AAAGAAATCTTCAGAGACATATATACTTATTCTATAGATTTAGCACAAACTTTTCAAAATACAATTTCAGATGCTTTTGAAGGCATAGTATTAGGAACTCGGAAACTTTCAGATGTTTTTAAGGCTATGCGAGATGCTTTAGTGCGAGAGTTTGCAACGGGTTTAGCTGGAATGATTACAAAGAAAATTGAATGGGAAAAAACCTTAATTGGAAATTTAGAAATAAACTTACCTAAAGCATTTGGAAACCCTTTAGAAAAGATAAAATCCATTTGGTCTTCTGCTATGGATTGGCTTAAAGGCTCAACAGGTAAATTGCTGGGAGCACTGGGCACTGCTACATATGGCATTGCTGGAATGGTGGGAAGTGAACCTTGGCGTGCTATTGGTGGTGCTGGTGCAACAGCAGCCTTGTTTACAGGCCATCCTGTAATTGCTATGGCAACAATCACAGCAGCAGAAATTGGAAGAGCAATCTTTAAAGGTAGAGTTGAATGGGTAGGTGTTGGTGCTGGTGCAGCGGGGATACCAATAACTCAGATTGGATTGAGAAGAGGAATTCCTATGAGACCCATTTTAGGAGCGGGTATGTTAGCTGGTGGAGCATTGGGTGCAATTGGAGGTCAAACTTTGGGAGCTGTGGGTGCAGCTTTAGGTGGAACTGGTGGAACACTCGGTGCGATGCTAGGTGGGGCAGCATTTGGTGCTGGTATAGGTCTTGCTGTAGCTGGCATAGTTTCTTTATTTACCTCAATGTTTAGCCGTAAATGGCCAACTATCCGTGGAACAGCAGAGATATCATTAAAAGGTTTAAGTGATAGTCTAGATTATGTTGAAGGGTATATGAGGGAGATTGAAAAATATCTGGATGAACATACTGAAATCTATGCAATGTATAAGACTAAGTTTGCTAGAATCACAATAATGGAAAAGAGAGATGTCAAAGGAAGCATGGATGAGATTACACAGGCATTTGGTAGTTTTGTAGATGATTTGGTTGATTTTTACCAAAGTATTCTTCCTTCAACAATGAGATTTGAAGAATTGCCTAGCATTAAAATGACTTTTGGTGCTGGTAAGAAAAACATGGAAAATCTAGCTAAGCAGTTTGTTAATGAACTGGTATCACAAACATACAATGCTTGGGCAGTGCCAATTGTAGAAGAATATAATAGATTGCTTGGTATGGATTTATTTGAAAAATTTGGTTTACCTAAAATTGGCGAACTAGTTGGTGGGATTGGACATCGCTGGAATGAGCAAATGAAAAAGTTATATGAGAGACTTAGCAGAGAAGTATTACCATCATTAGGAGTTGCTTTCACTTATGCCAAAACAATCATGAACCTAGTGGATAAATATGGAGAGGGATTGGTTGGTATATATAAGGATGAGATTGCTAATGAACTCGTAAATATGTTAGAGAGATATAAAGGTGAAGTGCAGGGGCTAAAGGAAGAAGAAGTAAAAAAGAAAGCAGAGGAGTTTGGACAAACTGTCAATGAATACCTGTCAACAGTGGTTTCTATCATTGGTGAGATAGAAGATATTATTGCTCAATATACTTTGAGTTCATTTGAGCAGAATTTACGAGAGATAAGAAGCTGGTATCAGGAAAAACTAGCTGAGCTTACTTCTTTGGGCTTGTCCACAGAGAGGTTGCTGCTTGCTGTCACATTGAAGATTAAAAATCTTATAGAACAATCAGTAATTGCACCTCTTAAATCTTTATATGTCTCCATTCAGCAATTTAGATTGCCTGAGCCTGCTTTTGTTTCATGGCAGGTTGCACAATTAGAAACTAAATGGGGGCCAATCTGGGGTGATATTGATGCCTTGGCAGGTAGATGGGATGAGTTGATTGCAGATGCCTCAACATATTTTAGCTTATTACAGAGACAGTTTGAATTTGAGGCACAAGCCATTAGGGCAAGGGCAGAAGAAAGAAAAGCACAAATCAGGACTGAAGCGGAAGCACAAAGAGCAGTGATGCAGGAGAGGCTGAATGGAATACAAGAAGAAACCTCAGCACTCCGAGAACAAAAGAGAGAGTTAGAAAGCATTAAAGAACAATGGAAAGGTGTGATAGATAGTATAAAGCAAAGGCTACAAGAATTACAGTTTGGCCCTGAAGCACCAGTGCAGTCTTGGGCTGCCTATCAGGTCAAATGGGCTGAACTAGTGGAAGCAGCAAAGACTAGTCCTGAAGCTGCACAAGAGCTAATTGAATTTTCAAAGAGGTATTTAGAAATAGCTAAGATATATGCACCAAGTCAATACCTAGACATTTGGCAACAAGTAGTAAGCACCTTACAGGATGTTGAAAATAATGCGGTTTCTGAAATAGATTTATTACAGACACAGATTGATGCAATAGAAAGGCAGACAGAGGCACTAGAAAATAGGGCTAGAGATATTGAGCGTTCAATGAACAATATTGGCAGTGATTTATCAGCACGGTTAGCTGCAATAGATGCCCAAGCAGAGCAACAAATTACATTGCTAAGACAAGAGTATGCCAACAGGATGATGGCAATCCATGACCGTCTAAGAGAAGTGGGTGAGTATCTTGCAAAGCAGATAGAAGAGCAAATGCCAGAAGATATTAGACTGCTTACAGCAACAGCAAACTGGCTAGAGAAAATATACAATTATTTAACTGGCGTTCCATCGGCACAAACAGGTGGAGTAACTACAAGAGAGGGTCTATATCATCTCCATGCAGGGGAAACAATATTACCACGTAATACAAATATTAAGGTTGAGATTGACAGTGATAAACTAGGTAAGTCAATTGCATCATCATTACTAAGTGCTGGTGTAACTAGTGGGTCTGGTTCTCAATCTATCCATCTGCATATAGACGGTAGAGAAATAGCAACAGTTACAGCCGAGCAAATGAGGCGAGGTCACTCTGAACTGATTAAGCAAGTAAGGAGGGTGTCGCACTAGTGGCTAAGTCATTTTTCTCTTGGCAATGGGCAGATGGTTGGGAATGGGGTGATGGATGGCAGTGGTGCAGTATTTCAGGCAAAATGGCTGATTATTTACCTCACAAAGAACCAGATTATGATGCAGAGTTTCCTGATTTACCTGTGGAGAGTTTGTCTGAGAATATAGATACAGAGTGTAGGATAGTTGAGACAGAAGACAATGATGAGGAAAGGGTGGCTATGAGTGAACCATTTTTTATAGTCACACTGAACTTCCCTCAACTAAGTAAAAACCAGATTGCAACACTGTTTGATTTTTATTTTAATGAAAATAAGGCTAATGGTAGGATTAATTCTTTCAAATGGACACATCCCACAGATAACTGCACTTATGTAGTGCGGTTTGATACGGATTTAGAGAGTGGTCTTAAAAGAGGATTTTATGCTGATAGTTTTTCAATTGATTTACGAGTGTTGGGGTGGGATACATTAGATTTAGATTGAAGAGGTTAGGGTATGGCAGATAAACGAGTATATTCATGTGTTGCGTTAACTGGCGGGGCTTCAGGTGCTCTTGATGCTTTGCCATATAATTCATTGCAAGACGGCGAGTTAGCATTCACTGTGACAGATGATTATATTTATGTTCATGTCTTTGATGCTAGTAGCTCATCCTCAGAAAGCTCACCAGATGTAATTACACCTGATGACGTAGGCTCAAACACAGGGCGATGGTTGCTCAGGCTTAGTTTTCTTGAACCATTATATGTAGATAGGACAAATAGTAGGTTAGGGCTGGGTAAGAGTCCTAGTTATCAACTTGATATGACTGGTAGTATAAATCTAGAGAACACCACTCATGCCAATCAGTATGGGATTATATACAAAGAAGGGACTGCGTTTTTTCATAACTTTAATTATGGTGATAATGGAACTGTAACCACTGTTGGGCATAATCTCTTTATCGGTGAGAATGCGGGTAACCTCACTATGGGGTCAACAGCAACTCAAACTTACCATAGTAGCTATAATATTGGGATAGGAGATGATGTGCTTCATGCCAATACTACTGGTTATCAGAATGTAGGGATTGGCCCGTTAGCTCTTAGCTCAAACACTTCTGGAGTTGAAAATTCAGTAGTGGGGTATAATGCACTTCATGCTAATACTACTGGTAGGTATAATTCAGGATTAGGAACACGAGTGCTTTCTTACAATTCTAGTGGTGATTATAACTCAGGATTAGGAAATCGGGCACTTGGAAATAATACTACTGGAGATTACAATGTAGGGATAGGATATAATGCAGGACGATATATTGCTAACGGCTCTGACCCTAATCAAACTTCTAATCAATGTATTTTTATTGGTTCTGATACCAAAGCATCTGCTGATGGTGTTACTAATGAGATAGTAATCGGTTATGATGCGACTGGAAAAGGAAGCAATACAATAGTATTAGGGAATGATAGTATTACAAAGACATTTTTAAAGGGTAGTGTTAGCATAGGAGTAGCAGACCCTGAAGAGGCAGTCCATGCGTCTGGAAAAGGTTATTTTACCGAAGGTGTTAGAGTAAGAGAGGATGTAGATGATTATGGTGGTAATTTCACAAATTATACCCCTCCAACTGGTGCTAGTGCCTTGATTATTTTAGCAGCAGACACTAATGCGTCTAACCCAGGTCAAAGGCTTTATGCTTATGTAAATGGAAGTTGGAGATATGTAGATTTAACTTAGGAGTTTTGAATGGGTAGATTTATTAAGTTTAAGAAACCAACCAGAAAACAGCTTTTGGAACGGATTGTTTTACTTGAGGGGGAGATTAGAAAGGTAAGAACTGAAACATTAAAGATAGTGGAACAAGAATTGAATACTAGAACTGCACAATTGCAAGATTTGTTAACTGAAATAACTGCATTGGTTGCTCTTTTAAAAGATAAAGGAGTAGCTACTCAAAAAGAAATAAACGAATGGTTAGAAAAGAAGAGAAATGGCTAGCTATTATGTAGATGCAACTTTAGGTGATGACAGCAACCCTGGGACACAAACCCAGCCTTGGAAGACTGTATCTAAAGTAAACTCTATTAGTTTTAGTGCTGGTGATAATATATATTTTAAAAGAGGGGAAGTTTGGCGAGAAACTTTAACCGTTCCTTCTTCTGGTTCAGATGGAAATCTTATTACCTTTGGAGCGTATGGGAATGGTGATAAACCTAAGATAACAGGGGCAGATATTGAGACAGGTTGGACAGGACCAGATGAAAATGGTGTTTGGCAAATTAGTGATAGTATATGGGAACACCAGATTCTATTGGAAGATGGTGAAAAATTGTATAGGTTACAATCTTCAGACCCTGCTGATTTAAGTCTAGGTCAATTTGGCGGTGACTCCAACCATATTTATTATAAACCAACTTCAGGCACTCCTGATGACCATGTTCTTGAATTAGGGGTTAGAAAATATCCACTTTATATCAATGGGAAATCTTATATAAAAGTGGAGAATTTGAGGTTTGAAGCAGGGGCTTATACATCTGCTGACCCATATAAATCTCGCACCGTGGTGGCAATTCATGATTGTAATTCTTGTAAGATTTCCAATTGTGAGGTTCATTTTGGAGGATTTTTCGGAATAAGTCTTAATAATGCTACTAATTGTGATATTGAAAACACTGAAGTTACATATATTGGAAGGCGTGGGATTAATATTGGTGCTGATTGCTCAGATATTACGATAAGTTATTGCCATGTCCATCATATTGGGAAGAAAGATACTCTCAATTCAGAAGGCATTTCTACAGGGGATAAAGAGGGAATCGCTATATCTGCCTTTAGTTCAGAAGGTTCTCAAGAGCCTTACAATATTACGATTGAATATAATGAAATACATGATAATGGGACAGATTATGCAGAAAAAAGCACAAATTGTAAAGGGATTTGCATCTCTCAAGGTGGAGCTGATAGTGGAAATATAACTAATGTTACAATTAGATATAATAAAATTTATAACTGTGATGGTAAGGGAATTTCACTGGAGGGAGTAAATGGAGACTATGAAATTTATTATAATATTGTCTTTAATAATGGGATAGGAGAACAGGATAGTGGGACTTCTCCTTGGGGTGGCCTTATAATGGGCACTGCTACAGGGACTGCAAATGTTAAGATATTCAATAATGTATTTTGGAAAAATGATGGAGGACCTGGAACAGGTGTAAAGACAAATGTTCGTATTAGTGTGGGTTCGGGTTCAACTCTAGCTCTTTCCTTCAAAAATAATATAGTTGGCCTTTTCCAAGATGCCAATGGTTATGATTTATATTTTGCTTCTTCAGGCACTCTTAATCTGGATTCTGATTATAACCTGTTTTATGAAGACTCAGATAGTAAGAATTGCATATATTGGAATGGCGACACTTATGATTATGCACATATTCTTGGGAGTGAGTCGGGTTATTGGTCTCATGACCATTCACAAGACTCTCATTCTTTATGTCAAAATCCACTCTTTATAGATGCAGATAATTATGACTTCCATCTCCAAATTTCTTCCCCCTGTATTGATACAGGGATAGGTGTTGGATTGACGGAAGATTATGAAGGTAACTCTGTTCCAAGAGGTGAAGGGGTTGACATTGGTGCTTACGAGAGGATGACAGGTGAAATGTGGAACTATCTGGATTCTTTAACACCTGATTATGATTACTCTTTGCCCATAGAACCACAAGAGACAATGGTGGAAGATGGCGAACCTTGGCAAAAAATATTGCTAGGTAGTGGATTTGATGAAAAGCGGATAGAGCTAGGGGATGTAAAGTTTTATGTTACCTTAAAATGGCCTACATTGACAAAAAGTGAAAGTAATGAATTGTTTAGTTTTTATTTAGGGGTGGAGAAGACAAAGACCTTTAAATGGCAAAATCCTAAAGACAGCCATGACTATGTAGTGCGATTTGATACAAAAATGAAAAGGACAATAGCAGCAGGAGGATTATACTCAATTGACCCAGTGCGATTGAGAGTTTTAGGTAATTATTCAGAGGGATAAATGAGAAGTCTGGACAGCACACAAAATTATTTACTAGGTAAAACTTATAAATCAGCCATTTGGCTGTTTGATATAACGGATAAATATGATAATTCATACCACTGGTCAACTAGGGAATACACATACAATTCAACCACTTACTCTTTTAATATAGTAGATTTCCCTGGTATCACTTTAAACCGAAATCAATCAGAAGCAGGTATCATCGCACCTAATGAAGTGAGAATTGAAATAGGAAACAAAGACAATGCTTACACGGCAGACAATTTTATAGATGGCAGTGTTTTAATTTACTTATTGATAGATGATACTCTGATTGCCAAATGGAAGTTTAACATTATAAGGGCTTATGGAAGCTATCAATCAATTACTTTAGAGTGTGAAGACTTCTTACAAAAGTATTTAGAAGGTGCATATCCTAACACGCAATATGTAAAAGCCTTATTCCCAGACAATTATTATGAAGATGAAGACCTTTGTGTGCCTGTATGTTTTGGCACTGCATACATTCCTTTACGGCCTGTGGAGATAGATGGGGATAGATATTACTTGCTCGGTTCTACTGACAATACTTATACAATTGCCGAGGTTCATACACCTGCTGAATGGGGCATAAAACAGTCATGGTCTTCCTCTAGCTATACTTTTACTCAATCCACTAAGACAGACCAGTTCGGTAACTCTTGGCGGGTGTTTCAGCCTATCATAGCTGATTCTAATTTAGATGGCACTCCAGATGCTTGTGGCGTATGGATTAGTGGGCAAAAGATACTGGATATGCCAACTAAATTTAGCTACAACACTACTACCAACCCAGCAAACATTATAAAAGAGATACTAAAAGATTTTGGTGTGCCTGATGATGAGATAGATGATGATTCATTTACCAGTGCAGCCTCTACTTTTACTAGTTGGGGTTTGGAGTGGAATGGTGGTTTTTGGAAAAAATCAACTAGACAGTCTATGCTATCCACTCTACTAAATATGTGCCATGCTAGAATACTGGTTAGAGATAAACTAGTGCTGTCTGTCCTATCTAAGACAAGCCAAAAGACAATTACCACTTCATTAGTAGTCAAGGAAAGCTTTGATTACTCCAAACTATCAGAGGAGCTATCTGATAGTGGGTATGTGGCATGGCAAAAAGAGGACGAGCCACAGGACAATATGCTTAAAGCCTTAGTCCCAGGTAAAGGTTCTACCACTGATTATATTAGCGATGAAACAGTATTTATTCCTTGGGTTCAAAATGCAGTTCATGTCCAAAAGCTAGCCTGCTTAGTGTTTCAGCGTAAGTTTTTCAAAGTTGCTCAAATATCTTTTACTGGTAGAAGTGAATTGCTGGCACTTGAACCAGGGGATGTAATCACAATAAATGGAGATAACTATGGTGGTGAGTATAAAGTAGTCATAGACAGTATAGAGATAGGTAGTGATTTACTGGTCAAGGTGACAGCTACCCGATACTCCATTGAGCTGGATGATTGGGACGATTTAACTCAGTTTAGTGATATAACCATTTATACCACCGTCCCCTCTGCATGGGAAAACTTGCCTTCAGGTTATGGTTATGGGTTGCGCTGGGATAGAGACCAAGCTACCTTGTTTGTAGCGGGCACAGTTAGAGTTACTGGTGGTTTTATTGCTGATGCTGGTGGTTTTATCCGTTCGGGGCAAACTGCTTTTGATACAGGCACAGGGTTTTTCCTAGGTGCAAATGATAGTGGCACTCCACTGTTCTCTGTGGGTAGTTCTAGTGGGAAAAAGATTACATGGAATGGCACAACATTGACAATCAAAGGGGACTTAGTATTTGACAGCTATAATTACTGGTATCCTGGGGGGAATTTTAGAGTTGGTTCTAGCAGCCATTATTTGTATTGGGATGGCTCAACCTTTACTGTTCAAGGCAAACTGGTTGCACAGAGTGGCTCTAGTATTCATGGTGCTTATATAACAGATGCTACCATTACCAATGTCAAGATTTCTGATATATCGGCTACAAAAATCAATGCAGGATATATTGTTACTACGCAGTTGGATACAGGCTCTCCCCCTTCTACTGGATGTATTTTAGATGGCAATGGCTTACGAGCTTATAAATCAGGCACAATGGTAGTGGATATAAGTGAAGACCCATATTTTAGAGGTGAAGCTCATTTGGGGGATGATAATGATTTTGTGCAAATTGGTGAGCAAAATACTCTTTGTCAGGTTCGTTTTTATGCAGATGGAGTGTTGCAGGGCCGTGTTTTTTCTTTAGCTTATAACACAGGCGATATATATGTTGAAGCTAATGATAATTTAATTTTACAAGCAGGCACTGGAGGCGATGTTTCTATCAAAGCAAATGCTGAAGCTAGATTGAAGATTTCTAGTGACATCACTATTTATAGGTCGGTAAAACCGTATTCAAATATTACTTATGACCTTGGGAGTAGCTCTTATGCATGGAACAATATTTATGGGAAAAATGTTCGCACTGATGAGTTGTATGATAAGGGCACAGGTAGAATAGATTTTCATTGCAGGATAGCACCTTCATCGCATATTACCTATGATAATGGATTGAGTAACTATGCTTGGAACAATGTTTATTATTGCACAGCAAATGGTGTTTGCTCACTTGGAATGGTGGAAGAAATAGCAGACCCGCTTGAACTACTCAAAAATATTAAGGCTAGCAAAGACAAATACACAACAAAGGAAATTCCCAAAGCAGATTATAAGACTTTACCCAAATTCATTAAGACAATAAAATACAGTGATTTAAAGAAAGATGAAGAAGATTTTGAAGAGCATTTACAAAGTATTTTATCCAAAAATGCAGAAATAACTTATGAGGATGATAAAAAAGTAACGGTGAGAATAGAAGCATTGGATGTGACAGCTACTTTAAGCCTGTTGTTAGGTGCTATAAGGCAATTAAGTAAAAAGATAGAAGCGTTAGAAGGACATTAAGGAAAGAGGGTAAAATGAGTATAATAATATGGAGGGTAAGTAATGAATAAGAGATTGGCTGAAGGGAGTTTATTGTTATTAGGGGTTTTTATGGTAGGGATTGTTACCATCCCACATCATTTTACTTTCAGAAGTGACCCCTTGTTTAAAAGGGGTTTTGATATTCAAGGAGTATGGAGCTACTATGAGATGCGACTGCAAACAAACAACCGAGCAATTCCTACCTGTATTGGAACCACCAATGGGTTCTTGAAGTTTGATGTGAAAGAGAATAGATATGAGTATAGAATTGAGGGGGATAATGTGGATACGCATGGAGATTATTTTTATGAGACCTCTTCCTACCCAGCCACTGTATATTTTGATGACATGGATTTATCTCATTGGCCTGTTGTTAATGTTAGGTTAAGTAGTGCTGATTGGCTTCGTCTGAAAGTTGTAAATGAAAACTGTATGATGATATTTTTTTGGTTAGATGAACATAAGGTAACTATAACTTCAATGTTATATAGAACTAACCAAGGTTATTTTAAAAGGCCATTTTATAGTTGCCCAACAATGCAAAAATATTACAGAGTTGAAGAGGGCTTAAACATATTGGACAATTGTGCAAGGGAAAGCAATTAAAGGAGGGGCAATATAGATGAAAAAGAAAGTAAAAGTAAAGAATGTGTTTTTTGAGAAGTTCGCTGTTGAGGCACAAAAACTCCAGCAAAAACAGTTGCCTATGGTTCTCTCTTTTTGGATTACCCGTAACTTTGACAAAATAGGGAAAGAGGCTGAACCATATTTTACTATGAAGCGAAAGCTGGCAGAGAAATACAGCGTGAAAGATGAAAAAGGCAAATTTAAAGTAGATGCTCAAGGTAATTATCAAATTGAAAATATATCTAAGTTTATTGAAGAGCTTAGGGAGCTACAAGAGCAAGAGATAGAGATGGAGCTGGATGTAGTAAAAGTCAAACTAAAGGATTTGCAAAAGATAAAGGTAGAGATAACTCCAGCAGAGATGTCTTGTTTAACGCCGTTCTTAGAAATTGAAGAATAAGGAGGATTGAATGGCAGAGATAAGTGAAGAAATCATAAGTAGCGAGTTATTAAGAAAGAAAAGGCGAGTGCAGTTTAAAGCACCTTCTGCAAGCACGGATGATACAATTGTATTAGGAGATTATACGACTGTTCATGGTTGTTGTCTTATGAAAGAGGATGGGACTTCAGTTGCTTGCACGGTATCAGGTAATGAAATTACAATAACAGGCAGTGCTAGCTCAGAAGATTTATACGGATTTGCCATTGTAAGTTAAATTGAAATGGAGAGTAGAAAAACATGCTGATGAGTGGTGGATTAGAATTAAATATAATATGTTCCAGTTAAGAGAGACAGAGATAGTGATGGTAGAGGTAGAAGACTTGCTTTATGCAGGTTCAAATAAAAAAGATGAAAATAAAATGGCTAAATTATTTAGAAAAATATATGGTAAGGAGGTTCAGGAATGAGAAAATTAATTACTACATTAGCTTTTGTATTAATGCTTTTACCTTTATTGGCTGGTGCTGTGGTTCATACCTACATCATCGTTCCAGAGGCTACAGCAATGGATTTTATAGCTCGGTGGGGTTATGACTGTCCTGGCTGGGAAACAAAGTTTGTCTTGTATTTGAAAAATCCAGACGATACTTGGACACAAATACAGGAGTTTACCTCTAAATGCAGTGATGGTGAAACAGGCATGAAGAGTTTTGAAGAGGCTTTTACTTATGATGTTATCTCAGTTGGACAAAATTACACATTTGGTTTAAGCGCGAAGAATGCAGATAATGAAAGTGGCAAAACTGAGGTAACAATCTATATTCCCTATCCAGTGCCTGAAGTTCCTCAAAGCTTTCAAGTGGAGGTTCAATGATGCCTGCTGAATTGCTTGTAAAAGCTTGTGATGCAACCCACAGCAATGAAGTAAAAGACCTGCGGGGTTGCTATAAAAAAGGCTATGTGGTTGTAATTAAGCCTGATGGTTGGAAATGGGGTAAGGAAGAACTAAACAAAGAAAAGTTCTATATTATCCGAGTTAAGGATGCTGAGCCAGAGGATTTGGTTCATCTTCTTGATTTTCATAAAATAATTATTGGCTCTAGGTATCATGCTGTATCAGATAAACTTGGTGTTCTTGTTACAAGCACAGACAAAGACACTGCACAAAGTGAATGCCTGAAAAAATGTAAACTAGTGGCTCAAGAGTTAAGTCATTTTGGAGTAACAGTGAATGAGCCAGACTACAATATCAAAGTTGAAGAAGAACCAGAAATCCATACAATAGCACGGAGGCGGTATAAGATTGATGTTAGTGGAATAGAGGATAGTTTAAAGAAAGGCATAGTTGAGGTAAGTGCAAAAGATTTAAAAATCGTTGACCAGAGGCAATAATGGCAACTGAGAGTGTTAAAATAGTTGACCCAGACAATGGTGCAGGGACGGATTATACCAGCTTGAGTGCTTGGGAAGCAGGAGAACAAAAGGATTTGGTAACAGCTGATGAGATAGCTGTTGCTAAATGCCGATGCACGGGTGGAAGTGCAGACACTTCTTATGTAGATATTGATGGATGGACTACTGATGAAACTCATTATATTAAGATTTGGACTGACCCAAGTGAAAATTATAGGCATGATGGGAAATGGAATACGAGTAAATATCGGTTGGACGGGACTACAGCTTGGAATCTTTTTACAATAGATGAAGCTTACGTCAAAGCAGAAGGCATCCAAGTTGGCCTTAGTAGTAGCAATAATCGAAGAGGTATCAATATTGGCCCAAATGCTAGCGGTAAGATTGATGTTTCCTATTGTATCGTAAAAGCGAGTGTAACTCTGAATAGTTACGGATATGGCATTCGTGTTGGTGCCCCATCTGGGTCTATTGTGAGAATATGGAATAATTTAGTATATGATATTGTAAATTCGGATGGAGATGGAACAGGTATTAGTTCAGGTAGCTATGAAGCTTATGTTTATAATAATACAGTTATAGATTGTGGTGAATATGGTATTTTTTGTGGGGGTTCCAACTCAGTCGTAAAAAATTGTTTATGCAAAGGTAATGGCACTGATTTTGCGGCTTGGGGGGATGATTGGTCTACTAATTCTGATTATAATGCTTCCTCAGATGGAACAGCACCTGGAGCTAATTCAAGAACAAACCAAACCTTCACCTTTGTTGATGAAGCAAATGATAACTTCCACTTGGCTTCCAATGATGCTGGGGCAAAGGATTACGGCACAGATTTATCCTCCGACCCAAACTTAGCCTTTTCAGATGACATAGACGGTGAGACACGAAGCGGAACTTGGGATATTGGAGCGGATGAGTATGTGGCGGCTGGAGGAGCAATAACTAAGATAATGGATGAAACTATCTCAGTATCTGAAACTCTAATAAGACGGCTTTATGCAAATCGTTTTATCGGAGAAACAGTTGCAATTACTGAAACTATGCCAAGGAGAGGGTATTCAAATCGTTTGATGGACGAGACAGTTTCTATATCTGAAGGAATATTAAGAAGACTAAGGTCAAATAGAATTATAAACGAGACAATATCAATTGCTGAAGCATTATCTCGTAGAGCATTCTCAACTAGAGTTATAAATGAAACACTAAGCATAACTGAGACAGTGCTTAGGCGATTAAGAGCTATAAGGATTATCAGTGAGACTATATCCATATCTGAAAGCTTGGTTAGAAGATTACGGTCGGTAAGATTAATCAATGAAACGGTTAGTATAACAGAGAGCTTTGTCCGTTCATGTGTTAGCACGGTAGTTAAGATAATGAGTGAAACAGTGTCTATAACAGAAACTTTAGTAAGACGGTTGCATTCAAGGAGAATAATGGATGAGACACTATCAATCTCTGAAGGAATTTTGAGGCGTCTTCGTTCAGTTAGAGCTATGGCAGAGAATATCTCCATAAGTGAGGTATTAAGTCGTAGAGCATTTTTGACTAAGATAATCAATGAAACTGTAAGCATTACTGAGACTTTTGTTCGCTCTTGTATAGCGGGTATTGTAAAAATAATGGATGAGACAGTTTCTATAACGGAAGGTTTAATAAGAAAATGCACTAGCAATAGAATAATGCAGGAAACATTGAGCATTCTTGAAATTTTGAATAGAAAATGTAAAATGTCAAAGATAATGGCTGAAACAATGTCTATTGCAGAAACAATTGTTAGAAGATGTAGAGCAACCAGAGTTTTAAATGAAACTGTTAATATTACTGAAACAGTTGTCCGTTCTTGTGTTGCTACATTAGTAAAGATTATGAATGAAGTCATAACAATTTCAGAAGGTTTAGTCAAAATTACAACCTTGGTAAAACTAGCAGTTGGTAAAATCAGTTTTCAAGCTCACCGTGCATCAGTAAGTTTCAAAAAGTTTATGGCTAAAATAAGCTTTTTAAGAAAAGGAGATTAAATGTTTAAAAAATTAATACAAAGATTTGATTATCTGCATGATAAATTATTTGAAAGATTAATTAATCAGAAATGGTATAGACGGATTTTTGGTCGTTATTTCACTTCACTTTATATAACTAAAGATAATATTAAAGGAAGTGTAGAATGGTGCTTAGTGAAAGGTTTTGATAAGGAAGGTGGATACATAGCGAGATTTAAATTCAGGAAGCGGGATAAGAATATTGGGCAATGTTATATATTTAAGGAGAAAATGTAAAATGCTTAAAAGACTACTCAGAAAAATCTTACGATATGTAAGAGAAAAAATGATAAGGGAAAAGATTGATATTTCGGATAATATGATTGTAGTTTTAAATTCAAAGAAGGAGGGAAAGAAGAATGTTACTCGGTAAGAAAATTAAATTAGGTAGGTTTGGAAAGATTTGGGTGCCATTAAGGGTAATGTTTGATGAAGAATTAGCTTTACTTTCTGATGCTCTTGTTGTCCTTGTGAATGAAAAGACAGCAGACCGTATTATTATCCCTGGACGCAATATTGTAACCGATGCGGGTGATACATATTATGCTCAAAAGGCTTGTGGTGAAACTCCAACCAATGATTTTAATTCCCTTTATTTAGCAACAGCAGGCCCTGACCCAGTTGGCAAATCAGATGATTATGATGATTTTACAGTAGCTAGTGGCAGTGAAAAAGCCGTAAGCACAGGTTATCCTAAAACTAATGATGATGACAGTGATAATACAGGTAGTGGTGTAGATGTCATAACTTGGAAATTTGAATATTCAACTAGTGATGGGCCTTTTAGTAGCATAACTCATTCATTTATTTCAGTAGCTTCTGCTAGCAGTGGTAGTGCAATATTGAATAGTTACAAATGGGCATCTAGCTGGGATAAAGATGGCTCAACCTCTTGTAAAGTATTTGCAAACCATACTGAGAATGGGACATAAGCAATGCCAATAGATTTAGAATTTAGCATTACTGAAAAAGGTAGTGTGGCAATTCAGGCTAGCTTTACTGATGAGGATGGCGATGCTATCTCGGCTAGCCTGATAAAATCCATTAAATGGACGCTGAAAGATGTATTTACTGGCAGGATTGTAAATAATAGAGAGGATGTTTCTGTTGATGTGGATAATCCTGTTTATATTTTCTTATCAGATGATGATTTGAAAATTATCAATAGGCGAAATGAAACAGAACAAAAGGAATTGATTGTTGATGTTATTTATGACAGCAAATATAAAACCAATGCGAGATTACATGAGTCATGTTTATTTAAGGTTGCTAGATTGACTTCTGGTTAGTTGGTGTAATAATAAGTTAGAGGTTTTTTTAAATGACCAAAGAAGAATTTTTAAAAAGAATAGATAAAGAATTAAAGGATACGGCTAAATTTCTTAATGACCCTGATAAATCTCAAGCCTTGGATGATGCAATTTATCAATACTCAAAGGACAGACCCAGAATTAGAATGAAAGAGTATGATGGTGATGGTAGTAGCTATGATTTCTTATTGCCTGATGATTTCATTGGAACTTTCAGTTGGATAAAAATGGTGGAATATCCAGCAGGAAAGCAAGAACCTAGAATTATTAAAGAAGAGAAATACGCTGTTTATTTCAAGAATGAACTTTATTATCTCCGTTTGAAGTATGATACTCCGTCTTCCAGTGAGAGTTTAAGAGTATGGTATACTACTTTACATAACGAGGGAACAATCCCAGAGAGTGATACAAGACTGGTTGTTAAATTGGCTACTTCTTATTGTTTTAGAATGTTAGCGGCTAGATTTGCTCAATCCAAAGACAGCACCATTGATGCTGATGTAGTGGATTATAGAAGTAAAACAAGTCAATATACAGCTTTAGCAGATAAGCTTGAGAATGAATATAACCGAGTAATCGGAAGAGGGAAAACAGGACACACTCCTGCATTTTCATTCAAGGATTGGGATAGAACTCTAAGTGAAGGCAAAGGCAAGTTCCTTTTCCACAGACCTCTGTATAGATAATGGCGGTTGAAATATTCAACATAGAGAAGGCATTAAAAGACGAGATTAAACGATTACGCAAGGCTAAAACTGAAACTGTGAATAATTTACATGAAATTTATATGGGTAAGAAGGGTAGGCTTAAAACTAAATTACGAAAAAGGTTAAAGGAAATTTTTGATTTATATAAAGAGGAGAAAGATGATTAAAACATTACACAAACAGCTTAAAGAAAAGAGAGGATATATAGGCCATTCCAATACACTCTTACCAGTAATAGAAAAAGGAAAAGAAACAGAGCAAAGGGGCATCAGAGTATATGTGAAAAAGAAATTGCCTTTAGATTATGTGAGCAAGAAGGATTTAATTCCAAGATATCACAATGAAACAAGATTAGATGTTGTTGAGATTGGCGAGGTGAATGCACTAAAAGTAGATAAGACAACTAAAACTCGTCCTGTTAGTATAGGGCTTAGTATAGGAAACTGGCTCATTTCTGCTGGAAGCTTGGGAATATTTCCTGTTTATAAAGAAGATAAAATTTTAGTAGCTTCTAATAGTCATGTTCTCTGTCCTGATGCTAGTTTAAGTCCTGAAGAAATTAACGAAAAACGGATTTTACAGCCTGGAGCATATCATGGAAAACAGAATCCAGATAATGTAGTAGGGGAGTATTATTGGCATAAACAGATTGTTCCAATGGATATAGGATGTCCAATTGGTAACTTTATTGTTAAAGTGCTTAACTTCTTAGCTAAGTTACTTGGGAGTTCAAGCAGACTTAGTTTATCCAGAGATAATGTAAATCATATTGACTTTGCTGTTTATGAACCATCAGTAGAACATATAGCAAAAATTGCTGATGGTTCATTTGATGAAGATTTACCATTTATTGGTTTACTGTTTGCTGGAAGTGAACAAGTAGGAGTGATATGTAAAGCAGAGTATATGGTAAAAGAAGGATATAGTTTTGCTGTCCCAATAAAGAAAGTGAAGGAAAAGGATGAGGTAATTGGGTGCTCGTTTTGGTGTAATTACAAAACGATTGTAACAGACCCATCTGCTACCATTCAAGTTGGTTACAAAAACTTTCAAGCTTTATTTGATGATGTAATACTGGTAAAAAATGAAAAAGTAATAAAGGGAGGATGGAGCGGTAGTGGTTGGAGATTGGTAAATAAAGGAGAAGACAAATGAGCAAAGTAATAGCAGAAAATGAGAACTGGAGAATAAGGCAAGCTGAAGGTGATAATTATGCTCTTACTTGTGGGAAGGGGCATTTTACATTCTATATCAAAGGCAAGAATGAAAAGTTAGTATTTTATAATATGCTTAAATCAGTAGAAGCAAAAATTAAGGATGTAGCTTTTATTACCTTTGGTGGCTGGTTTGCTTTATATCTAACAGTGGAAGATATAGCATTTCTTTTAGAAAATCTCCCTATGACTGATGCAGAGAAAGAGGCAAGTATGAGTGCTGAAATGGTGGACGAAAAAATAACCATTCAGTGAGATGGAAAATAAAAGAATAATTTGTATTAGTGACCTTCACATTCCTTACACCAGCCAATACTTCATACCCTTTGCCGATTATGCCTGTAAAGCTGATAAGGTAATTTTTAATGGTGACACCTTTGACTTATTAAAATGTTCTGTAAAGGAAATTAAAAATTGCTACATGGGGCAAGAGTTAATAAAGGCAGTTAAGAAAGTTGTAAAGAAGACTGAGGCAATTTTTATAGTAGGTAATCATGATGAAGAACTAGATGAGAAACTTCCTAAGTTATTAGACATGGAAGTCATCACATTTCCATTCTATCGCATGGGCAGGATAGGCTTTGTGCATGGTTATCAGTTTGACCCTCTTTGCAAGCATTGGAATTGGCGATTATTATCAAAGTTTGCACCTTGGTTTTTCAACCCACCCAGTGAATGGAAGCTAAGAGATAGGGAAAAATGGAAAGAAAAAATCGGACAGATATATGCTGAGGCCTTTTCTTTCTTAGAGAAAGCTCATTGGTGTAGAATATTAGTTATAGGGCATACTCATTATCCGTCTGTTCATACTTTGGAAACAGGCCAGAAATTGGCTGATTGTGGAGACTGGTTAGATAGTAGAAGTTGGATAGAGATTGAAAGAGGTAAAGTAGAAGTTAAGACATTATGAATAAACAAGAAGTAGAGGCAAGAAGACTTGTTACTTTAATTAAGCAGTGGGCATTAGAGGCTAGAACTAGATGCCCTGAAACAGAAGACCCAGAAGAATGCCAAAGGTGTATAAAACAACTACTTAAAGCGTGTAAAAGATTTGAAAGGTTGATGATTTTAATTGGAGGTTTAAAATGAAAAAATTATCTATTATTTTTCTTTGTTTCATATTACTAGGTTGTGCTGGTATGAGTAAGCTTACTGAGAATTATGATAATTTTATGAAACAGGCTGATGAATTAGCCATTGTTCTTTGCTCGCATAGTGAATTCTCCACTTGTTACTGGCAAGCTGCACTGGGAGATGATATAAATAAGCTACCTGCTGAAGCTTTGAATATACTGGATGAGATTGAACAAACAGTGAAAGGAAAAACAGCAGATGAGTTAACGGAGTGTGAGAAGGGTAAATTATTAGGATTATGGCAGAGGTTTGGTTCTTTGGTAAGTAAGGATATAATAGAAAGAGTTGTGCCTTATATGATTAAGTTTGTGGGGGCTTTGTAATGGATGCCAATCAAGCTTATTTCTGGACAAAAGAATGGCAGGAAGCAGAAAAAGAAGCTTCAGAAGACATAAAGCAAGGCAGATTGTCACCTGTCTTTTCTTCAGCCCAAGAAGGGGTTAAGTATCTCAGGGATAAAGCAAACAAGCTTAAAAATAAAAACAAAATAGGAGAGCATCATGCCAGTCAGAAAGTATAGAAAAAAGCCAGTCATAGTAGAGGCAATACAATGGACTGGAGATAATTTAAGGGAAGTTATTGACTTTACAGGGCTTCACCCATCAGCAGGGAAATGGACTTGGGAAGAGTTTGAGGAAGTGGTAAAAAAGAAAGGGCTTAAAATATTTACACTTGAAGGAGTGAAAAAGGCTAGTGTAGGAGATTACATAATTAAAGGTGTTGAAGGCGAAATTTACCGATGTAAGCCCAGTATATTTGAAAAACTTATGAGTTGGTGGAATAAAAAATGCTAATTAAATTCCTTGCTTAATTAAATTAATGTAAGTCTAATATTCTGCTTTCTCCTCCTTTTCCATCCAAACTCTAAATTTCCAACCGCATTCGCAATCAAAAGTAATTGAATTTTTGGAAACATCCTTTTCTTTTGGGCAAGAGAAAGTCATTGTAAACTCATCCCCTTCTGGCCAATGAACAAATGCATATTTCTTACCACATTTAGGACACTGCCAATTAAGACTACAAAGTTTTTCTTTCATATCTTCTCCACCTCACTCAGCAATAAATAAAACTTACCCCTATTTGGCACTTCCACCCTCACTTGCTTAGGCTCGTCATTACATACATGCACTACAATAGCCTCCTCTCCACATATATTAAGCTCCTTGGTATAGAAATTAGGTAAAATTCTTACTTTATCACCGACCTTGAAATTGGTTTGGGTCATTGTTTTCCTCCATCTCTAAAATTTTATCAGCAATTACTTTGGCTGTTTCTTTTGGCCTGTTCTCAATTATATCTATTTCTTCAAAAGACAATTTAAAACGCACCAATATTTTTCTAACTGCCTCAGTTACTTCAGCATCTTCTCTTTTCTAGACCGCATAAAGAAAGTATATAAATTAACTCCATGAAAATCTAACAAAGAAATTGTATTCAATGGCAATCCAGCTAATAAACGATAAGCACAATTATCAACTATGCCTCTGTCTGCTACAATTATCTTGTCTCTATGCATCAGATAACTAGCAATAGTGCAGAAGTCTAGTGCATTTTCAAAGTAATTGTAGGCTGAGTGATTAGTAAAGATTTTTTCCTTCCAAGTATCTCTTATGCCCATTTCCACCAATATCCAATGGGCAAATTCACCTACAAAGGCAAATTTTTCAGGTGGTAGGAATTTTTTAAGATAAACAAAAGTAGTTGTCTTGCCAATACCATGGCTTCCACTTAATGCGTAAACTTTAATCATGAGTTAAGTTCCTTCATTCCAATTTTATAAAGTTTCTCTATTTCTTCTTTAGTTAAAGGCCAACCAAAATTATTTACTTCTTCAGATATAGTAGCTACCTTTTTCACCGTTTTGATAAATCCTAGCTTCATTCTCCTCTTTTTCATACACTAGTAAAATTACAGCATCTCCGTTTGCCTGTGAAAGTAGTTTATTTATTACCCATTCAACCTGTTTTTTAACCTTGTCATTCATTGATTATCCTCCTTTTCTTTCCTTTTCTTTCTCTAGCCTTCGCATAACACTCCTCATTACAACAGTGATAGGGACCGTAACAAGTTAAGATAGACCGTTCAAGATGAAAATCTTTAATATAATCTTTTCCGTCACTAGTCCATGAAATAATACCTTCTTTTCCGCAACCATCACATTTACCAAATTTTATCCCTCTTATCCTTTTCGCCATTTTAACTCCTTGCTTTATAACTAATTCCCCATAATAGCAAGTATAATGAGAAATAAAATAATTCCAATGAAATATGAAAATGCAACAAAATTATCTTCCATTGTTCTCCTCCTTTTTACCACTTAAAAGCATTCTCTATCAGCCTTACTCTTGTTACTAGCCTAGGATAATCTTCCTTGAATAAAGCTATTGCCTCATAGGTCATTAAAAAACGGTTAAATCTTTCTACATCCTCCAATTTAATAGAGCTACGAACCAAGGCAATAATTGAATCAACCTGATTTGCAATACGTAACCAATATTCTTCATCTGGCTTTGTTTGAGTTACTTTTTCTGGCATAGTTTACTCTCCTTTCAAATAAATCTTTTGCTGACTTTGTTTGACATAAATAACATCTTACATTCTCTTTCAGCCTCTTTGTAAAGTTTAGCTACCAGCTCTATTTTCTCTAATTCCCTATCTCCTGCATGTTCAAACCCCAAGTCTTGATTATCTAAGAAATTCCTATAAGTTTGATAAGCATCATCCAAATTATCAGATATAACATAAACAGTTTTATATTGACTACCAAAAAACCCTTTAACTGTTACTTTAAAAAGACAAAGTGTGTTCATTGTTTACCTTCTTTATCTTTTAAAATACTAAAAATTCTCCCAAACTATTTTAGCCCTTTCCTCACCAAATTTGCTTAAATGGCATGTAATTTCTTCTTCTGCTTGCTTTAGTTCTATTTCAGATATTGGAATATATTCAATCTTAAATTCTTTCTCCTCTTCCTTAGTAATCTCATTAAAATAATGCAATGCCAACGCTGAGGCATCCCGTCTTAATGGTGCAAGCATACTGGCACTTGAAAGAGCACATACAATCTCTGCTTTTGTGAGTGGTTGCATTAGGTCAAAGATTTGCTTCTTACTCCATCTCTTTCCAACTTTTTTCAGTCTGTCTGCAATCTCTTTGCAGTGAGAACGGAAAATCCAAGGTGCAAAATCGGGTCCAATGAGCTTTGAACGAAAAGCTAAAAAACACTTATCTACAAGAGGATAATCTTCTTTATTTTCTTTTATAACTTCCTCTGCAACTTTTATTTGAGCAAAGGCTGATACACCATAATTAAGAAAATCGTCACTAATGAGATTATTTATTAAATTTAACTTTCCACTTTCTCTTTTCTCTATCATAATAATACCCCTGTTTATTTAAATATTGTAATAAACAAGAAACAGAGAGTTTACAAATTTTACTGAATTTTGTTACACTATATTGTTTCAAAACTGCTTCTATCCCACCATATTTTTCAAATGCCTCACTCGCCAAACCATGTGGAGCGTTATTATATATTGGTGGTTTAATTTCAATTCCTATCCTCCGTAACCCTTCCTGTATTGTATGATAATCAAATCCCCATCGCTTCCCCATTTCTATCGTGCCCTTTTCTTTATACTGTTTCCTTAATTCTTCCTTTACTCTTTCAGCATCACATCCATAATAATAAAAAGCATTCCAAAGAAAAGACCCATTAGAGCATCTAGATAAAGCACAAGCAACTGCACTCTTAACTTTTTCAGCAAGAGTAGGATTAAGTTTATCAGCCCATTCAAATAATTCTTTGCCTTCTTTGTTTGAGATAAATAATCTAAGTTCCTTTCCATGATACTTACTCATTTTTTATCATCTCCACTCTTAAACCAAATCCTCTCTTGGGTAGCCATTCAGTTCCAATAAATTTCTTTATCTTTACCGCTCTTGGCGTTTCCTCTATAACTTTTACCTCTTTAGTTATAAACCACAAACCAAGATTAAAATCTTTTCCCAAATTAATGCTCTTTTCATTCTAATTCCTTACTTATTTGCTCTGTATCTATAGGCCCATACACAGTGAAAGGTGAAGAAGGTTTATACTCAATCTTATTTTTCTTTTCCCAATCTTCATTCACAAGCAACTGTAATGCCCTAACAGTTTTTGAATTTTTAAACTTTACAGGCTTTTTCCTTCTGCTAGCATACCTGATGTATTGATTTAGCCAACACCTCACACAATATTTACTTTTTGGAATAGCAGGTTTCCCACAGATGATACACCTACCCTCCTCCAACATTTTCCTTTGCCATTTTAACTGGCGTGAGATGATTTCTTTCACGATTGCCTCCTACAATTATTAACAATTTAATTACTAACAATTCAACATACCTATCCCATACTTTCTTTCTCCTAAGATGGTGGTAACAAACGGTGCATAATCCTGCACTATGATGCTTTCTCAATCTCTTACAATGGGTGCAAATTACTTTGTTGCCTCTTGTTACTTCTCTTATTCCGTATTTTATCTTTTTGTCTCGTTTAAGATACCCATAACAATGAACACACAACCCTTTACTTTTATGAATACGCATCTGTCCGCATCTTTTGCAGATAATAAAACGGATATGTCTTCTTCTAGGGTCATTAAAAAGAACTTCCTTGAAATAGTATTGAGGCTCACCAAGTAATATGGCAAAGAGATATGTTTCATTCTCAATTATCTTAGGTATCAATGCCAATTTATCATCAAATGACATCTTTTTAATCTTATCAACCATCTTGTTTATCAGCATCACTTTATTATGTTTTCTCGTATTCATTCCAATAAACTTAATCCGTGTCCATAATTCCATGATTTCTCCGCTAACTCTTTTCTCTAATACCCAATCCAACTGCTTTTCAGTGAAACATGCCTTTACTGTGCTCAGGTCAAGAGGTGCATCAAGTTGTAATTGTATTGAAGGTTGGGGGTAAAACATTGCTTACTTATAATCATTTATATCGTTTAAGACACCTCTGATTTTTTCCTTAATGTATTTTGCCTTTTCCAATATCGTTTTGAGATGGGAAATAACTATACCAATACAAATCAAGAAAAAGCCAAAATCATTCAAGGAAGAACGAACAATTGTTACTGCTGTAATTTTCCACCCCAAGTAACAAAGAAGAAATCCAACCAAAAAATAGAGAGCATTCATTTTCTACTCCTTTTTGTTTTTATATTCTTTCTTTAACTCCTTATAAGCCTGCCTTCTTGCATTCATATTTCTTCTTTATTAGGTTTCTTTTGTAGTTCAATTGGCAAACGATTAGGAGGCCAAGATGGCAAAGAAAGAGAAAATTCATCATTTTCTTCATAAACTATTCGTCCCGACATACTATGCGTATGCCTTAATAACTTATTCAATTTTTCTACTTCTTCTATTAAAATAACTATTTCTCTTCTCAAAACTTCTAACTTTTGTGTATTACCCATTTCATCCCAATACGGTGGTCTATTTGCTACACACTTTTCCATTTTTACCTCCTTTGTTTATAATTTACTTGGCCTTTTCTATATAATCTTCGCTTCCAAAATCTTTGTCATTATCCTTTTCTATTGCAATATTAGGTGCTATATCTGCAACATCAATATCATATATAGTAACAACATTTACATTATTCTTTGGCTCAGGAATATCTAAACCTCTTTCAAGACTGACTTCTATCCATGCTCTCTTTGCCTCTTGTAATTTTCTAAGAGCCTCTTCTCTAGTTCTACCTTCAGCTCCACAACCAGGTAATTCAGGTATTTCTGCACCAAAATATTCCTCGCCATCATGGTCAAAGTCTTTTTTAATTACGATATGATAAGGTAAACTGAGATAGTATGATAAATTCTTCTTCATGTTTTAACCTCATTTATTCTTTTATTCCATTCATCATTAAAAAATATCATACAGCTTATTAAACATTTGGTGTGCCCATTCAAACAATCCTCGTTTTCTTAATTCCTCTTCCAGCTTTGTAGCATTATCATCATCGGCTTCGGGATAACTGAATATATACACTCGCTAAATTTTTTATCATCATAATTGCTATAATCTATATTCATTTGTTACCTCCTATAAATTACTTTTATCGGTGGACTTAAATTGCGAGTTTTTTTCTAATAAGAAGTAATTTTCTTTATCAATTATTTTACTTAGTAATATTCTAGTTTCACAATCAGATAGAGTTTCCCAACTCTGATATTTATACATTGCACGAAATTGTTGTGCCTTACCACACTTTTCACATATTCTAAATCCTGCTTTTATTAAATTGGAACACTTTTCTCCCAAAAATGTATATGTGTTATTTGAATATACATATTTCCACTTATGCCAACAAAGATTGAATTTTTCTAAAATTCCCATACCACACTCTCCCCCTTATAAAACTTCCTTCTAATTATCTTCCCAATCAAATGTAAACTATCACATCCCAATATAAAGATATCCACATGCCCGTCTTCTCTTTTAACCCATACCTGCACCATGTCTTCTTTGCCCCAAGGCACTATTTGCAAGGCTTTCTTTTTCTCACCCACTCCTGTATGTAATGTAGCTTGTATCCATAAAGTAGGCTTGTTTTCTTTCTTAGCAATTAAATCTACACAACCAAATACATCATTTCTTTGGCTGATATAAATCGTTTTTATTTTTTTAGTTTTCTTATCTTTTATTTTAAGCATTCTCCCTACAGGCTTTTGATTATGAACAATCCAGCCTAATTCTTTAAGCCAATCCTTAACCCATTTTTGAAACCTTAATCCTTTTTCTCTGCGAGTATCTTTCAATTTATTCTCCTTTACACAATTTTTCTTTTAAAGCTTGATAATCTTCATCAGAAACTTCAATCTCTACACCATCAATGATTATTGTATGCTTTTTAGGAATGGGGCGGGCATATTTCCATGACATAATGCTAAAACTGTTACCCTTTTTAAATTCATTTAGGCTATTATCATCTGAATATACACATATATAAGGGTAATCGCTACCATCAATATAACCTACATAAATTCTTTTTTCCCATTTATTCCCAGATTGACTGACTTCAATAAGCTCTCCAAATTTAAAGGCGTAACCTTCAAACATTTCATCAGTCCAACAATATTGTCCATCATCTTCTTCAATGTAGTAATAATTGTTCCAGACTTCTTTTATAGTAACAATCTGTCCGCAAAATTTTCTATTTGTCTTAGGAAATGTGAATGGAGTTCCAAGAAAGCTAATACTATTACATACCAATTTATTCCCTCTTAACATTGCCTCCCACTGACGGACTCTTACTTTGTCTCCTTCTTTGTAACGCATTTTACTCATCCTCCTCTTCTTCTCCTTGCCTTAATATTTCCTTCAATTGTCCTCTATGATGACAATCCTCTAAATGAACCAAACGGCCATTTTCTTCAAACTTTAAATAAATCTCTTTGCCTTCTGTGTAATATTCACTTTGCCGAACTTTTGTAAATTGCAAAATTGGATATTCTTTCCGTTTATCTTCACCATCATACAGGATTTCAAAACCGTAAGCAGGCCGTTGGAGTGAGCTTTCCCTGCCATAAGGTTTTAACTTCCCGTATTCTTCTTTGGCTTGCCAAAATAAAAAGATTAGGTTTTTATGTCCTTCTTGTAGTTTGCGAATGAACTTGTTTACTCTGTCATACCTGCCTGTCAAATCCGCCCAGTCCCAGATGATTATGCTGTTTTTACTTATTGCAAGGGGTTTCATAAATGGGTCTGTAATAGGGATAAACCTAATCTTCCCTTGTTCTTCCCATTCAATCATTTGTTCTACATCAACTAACTTAGCAAACCTGTAAGCAATATTTTCTTTGCATTCAGAATAGTAATAATGAACAGGCAATCCTTTTTGCAGGTAAAAAAGAGCTATGTTTATAGCAAAGTAACTCTTACCCTGCCCATAACTCGCATAAATTAAGATGATGTCTGATGGAAACAACAAACATTTATATCCAATGCCAAATGGTAAGGGTATCTTTAATTCAGGTTTTAACATATCTTGGAAGGAAGTGGGTGTGGTATGCTTGATGATGCGATAATCCCTTGAATTGACTTTCTCTACTTTGCCAAACTCAACAGCCTTGTTCAATATCTTATATGCCGTTGAATATTGGTTGCTACTTAACCCAAGAGTTTGCATCATCTCTTTTATAGTAAAAACAAATTCACCGTCATAGTCTTGGAAACTGTCTAAATACTCCAAGACCAACTTTAAAACAGAACCCTTCTGCGCCGTTCCAGACTTAATGGACATTTATCCTTCCTGTCTGGTTGAGGAGACGGATTGCTTCCTAGCTACTCTCTCGGCAAGAAGTTTGATATTAATTGCTCCAATTATATCAGCATCTTCCTTATGCCCACAGCCAATACAATGAAACAATTCTCCTTGCCGATTCGCTTTATCAGTTAATCCACATAACGGGCAAGTAATGGAAGTATTACATGGATTAACCTTTATTACCCCAAAACCTTTGAGGCTTGAAAGCTCCATCAATTTCTTTGCCAACCATTTATATGGCCAATTATTATTATCTCTCCTAAATTTTTTAGTTCTATTTTTCTTGCCTTTAAACAATAAATCCTCAACAGCAAAATCAGTATCAGGATAAAGCTTTATTAGCTCTTTAGCATAGTGATTAAGCCATTGTTTAGTAGGTGATAAACAATGCTTATAAGTCCTCCATTTCGTTCTTATTTTTAAGCCTTTCAATTCTTTACCTAAAACTTTACCATCAGAAGTTACAATCGGTTTATTTAAACCTACATCAATGCCGATAATATTTTTATTCTCTTGTTTAATTTCGGGAAACTCCACAAAGCATTGCATATAATAATTGCCATTGATTTTCAATAATTTAAAGCTCCTTCTTAATTTTCCTTTATTAACTGCTTCGTTAAAGATTTTAGTCCGTTTACAAGGCAGAATTATCCTTTTTCTTGGTGTAGTAGAAATTACTTTAAACCAAATATTGAACTCCTTTGTTTTAAATTCAGGAATAATATAGGCACTAAACTGATTTAAATCTATTTCCTTGCCTTTGAAATATGGCCTTTCCTTTTGTTTGGTTTTTTTTGCACCTTTAACTATTTGCCAAGCTTTTTGAGAAGCATCCCTAACAAGTCTTCCACCCCTGCAATATTCTTTAGGAGGATATGAACCTTTTATGTCTTTAAATGTCCAAAACAGCTTTATTTTGTGATTTACTTGGTCTTGCCAAAAAGCAATAAGTTTATTTAGTTCCTTGATTTTATTTTTATTTGCATAAATTTTTAGTTTGTAAGATTTAATCATAATTTACCTTACTTGATTATAAAATTAATAAATGTTTTAACCATTCAGTTCAAGCCCAGATGCCACTTTAGTCTTTGATTTTAAAATACTGCTTCAATGCCTGCCTGATTATGTAGCTCCGATTGACATCTTTCTTTTCGCACTCCTTGTCAATCCTTACCAAGTAATCAAGAGGTAAGGAAACAGTTACCGTGGTATTTCTTCCTCGTTGCATTTTCATTTTGTTCCTCCTGTAAATTGTTTTATACTAAATATACCAAAATGGTATGCTTGTCGTATATGGTGTAATTGTCTTTCATCCAATACCATTAAGAACTTCCCTGTGTCTGTATCAAAGTCTGTATCAAACATTATACCTTTCAATGTTATATCTGCAATTTCCCATACTTCAAATCCATTTTCTTCTATTTCTTGAGCAATTAGTTTCATAATCTCATACAATATTTTTACTCTTGTCGCACGCTTTATTTCTTCTTCAAATTGTGCATACACATATTTATTGAATGTTTCTATTGTTTTAAGAGCAAATATTCTTTCAATACTAACACCAAAACTTTCATCTCTAATTTTCAAATCCAAATAATCATCTATTTTCTTACTCATAAACTCTCCTTTATTGAAATAAGTTTTTCTTGTATTTCAAGTTTGCTTAATAAATTGAAATAATGTTTATTCTTCATCTCCTTATCCCTTAATTTTCTTTAACTCCATTGGATGCAAATAAAATACATTATCACCTATCTCTACTTTAACTTTGACTACTATGTTAGAAAAGGACAGAAGTTGAATTACTTTTGCCGTTTTCCCTACAATATCAAATGTTTCTGCATATGGACAAGGTAAAATTTCAACAATGTCTCCTATTTTAAAAGGTTGTTCCATTTTAAAGTCCCTCAAAGCTAGTTGGTATTTCATCTTCAATCATAATTGGATTTACTGTCTTTTTAGGTAAAGAGTTAACCCATTCTATAAACTTTTCTTTTAAAGGGTCAGATATTCCAACCTGATTATCATCCCATGCATAAGCTCCTATCCCAAAAAACCTTTCATTTGTGTTTATATCAAAAATAACCATAAATATGGCATTATAAGGAGATTTAAATCGCTCAGCATATAAAAAGAAAGAATTAGTTTCTAATTCTCCATTAAAAACACTAATCGTTTTGCCTTCAACCTTTATATGAACCCAATTTTTATACAATTTTATTTCAGTTCCATTTGAGCATTTAAAAACTGGGTTTTTACTTTTCCCGTTTTCATCCCATGCCTTATAATCCCAATTTCCTGAAGACATTTTAAGCCTCCTTAATACAATAATTTAATTTCGTGAAAAAGTTTGAATTTGCTAAACTCTCTATAATTCATTAAAAACTTAACCAATTTTGCCTCCATATTCAAACTTTGAATTTCATTGCTTTGTCTAAATATCCAATATATCATTCTTAAAAGCACCTTTCAAAATTTTGCTCAAAATGTATGAGGGGGTAGTTAAATAAATAATATATAATATATTATTCTGTTTCATCTTTCTCAATCTCGTCAATTATTCTTTTAATATCGGCTAGGGTATCTGCTGAAATAGATACGGTCTCATTCTTTGTAGCTGTATATCTTTTATTTTTTAAAAAGATTTTATAGCCTTTATACTCTTCTATAAAAGTTTTCATCCTTCAAAACTCCTCATATTTACTTTCAATCAGTAATATTTCTTCATAAGTTTCCATTGCAACTTTAAAATAATCTTCTATTTTTTGAATGTTCTCATATCTTTGTTTAAAATTACTTATTATTCTTGTAAGGTCTTCAAAGCTAAATGGTGTTGACTTTGAACTATGTTTAAATTTTATTTTAACAAGACCAAGAGAAGTTGGGATTATTTGTGTTTCCACATTTAGAGTTATCACATCCCATATTTTATCTTGCATTTCTTCAGCAAATATATCTGCATTGGCTTTTATCCATTGTTCTCTTGCATTATAGTTACCTACATCATCAATCAAGTTCTTTGTTATTTTCATTTTAAAACTCCTTACCACTTTTCTTATCTATATGTTTAAAACAAATTTGAGCACAAATACAAGAAACTAGCCCAACTAATAATGCAACAATAAACAATATCAACTTTTCCATTTAAAACTCCTCCATATTTTGTTTCTGAGCAAGGTTTAATGGCTTAGACATACTTTTATATGTCTTTAAGGTTAAAACTGCCTCAGCGTTGAAATATGTGCGTCTGAGAGCGGATGGGCTATTCATTGCATACCCAGCTTTTAATCGTTCTCTCGTTGCCCAAAAAATTTATTTTTATATTATTCAATGCCCATTGATTAACAGCTATTGCTCCTAAAGAAGCAACAAGGCAAATAAAAGCCTTTGCACCACGCCAAGTGCAAATATCAAATCCGTCTTGTGCTTTTTCAGGTTTAAATTCTTTATCCCAAACTACCTCAAATGTTCTTTCTGCCGAATAGGCTATATGAATGGCATGAGGGCAAGATATTAAGGCTCGGCTTTCAGCATTATCAAAACAATCCAAGCAAAGGTCAAATTGGTCTAATGCTGGTTTTGTATCAATTTTAAGTTTTTGAGCTTGAGTAATTATTCCATATTGGTCATATAAATTGAGCTGTAAGGCTTCACTTTTATACAATCCTATTTGAGAAGGTCTAAACCATTGATTAGGAATATTCCTAGTTTCAACTTTATCATAATCAAATAGATAGTATCCCCAATCTGGATGAGCACCAACCAAAATATAAGCTAAATTGCTACCCAATGCACCACAGCCAAAAATAGCTATTTTCATTTTTACCTCACTACATAATCTAAATGAAAGCACATTTTCAATCCCTTACAAAGTGGCTCTTGAAATTCGGGAGAAGGCAAAATTACATTTTTTAAATAGTCTCCAAAAATATCATACACACCAGTAAATATAGAACCTTCATACTTAAAAACAAAATCTCCAGATTTAGGTTGATATACAGTAAAGAGTGAATGATGAGGTGCAAATGCTAATTCAAGTGCTTCATAAAATTCATTGTCTATATTACTCAGACTAACTCCTATTTCAGACGAATGAGTATGAATTACAATCCAGTCTTGGGGATAGAGTTGATGCAGTTTCCACCATTCTAAAAAATCAAATTTTACAGAGGCACTATTGCCAATTTTAATTTGGACAAAATTCCTAAACGCCCCTTCAGTGCCTAAAATTACACCTACTTCTTTAAATGCCATATTTATTCCTCATTCTATATTGTAATTTATTAAACCTTTTCATATAATTATCCCAACATTTAAGCCATAACTTTTGCAAGCCCAACCATTGACAATCAATAATACCCAAAGATAAAATACAAGGTAAATCTTCTAAAACTATAACCATTGTAGATACTAAAAACCAGAAAGCTAATTGTAAATCAAGATGAATAATGAAATTTTTAGTTTCTATTATCCGTTTCATTTAAAATCGTGTTTTATAAATTAAATCCTTCTCAATAAATTCTTGAGCTGTTAATACCATGCTTTTAAGAGATAAAATATTGTCCATGCCTTCCACACAGAATCCTGCTTCTTTTATCTGGAAGTTATTAGGATTGATTAAGCTGTTAAATTTTTCTCCTTGCACAGACCAGATAATTTCTAAGTTATTTCCACGCTGTTTCAGCTCAATTAAATGGCCATTTACTTCTTCTAATGCAGATTTAACCCGTCCTACCAAAGTTTTCTTAAATTCTTCTTCTTTTTGGGCTTTTAGCAATTCTTGTTGAGTTTTATATTCTAATACATACAGAAAATATAAATACCTTAACTCAGGAGTTAATCCTTTTATATCTATAATGGGCTTATCTATATCTAAATATTGTTTAGTTATAAATTTATCTTTTAATTTAATTAAAAGCGGATTGCTTGGATATTCCCAGCCGTAAAAAAACATTACCTTGGCTGGGGTTGCAATTGGAATAATTGCATAAGACTGCCAGTCTAAATCTGTGCGTAATAAATGAAGTGGCTGGGAAGAATTAGTTGTTATATCCCATTTCGTTTTAAGCAAATTGAATGAATAAGGCACAAATTCATTATGAAACCCATATCCTGTAAATGCTCTATTTTGATAAATAAGCTTTACATCCAAGACTGAAGCTTGAGTTATTTCTACATTGCCTTTACACATTTCAATCCAATACCAGCCATCATTCCAATTTCTTGCTCGTAAATATTTAGAAATATCTAGGGTATAAATATCGCTGTAAGCTACTCCATTTAATACAGGTGCTAGAAACTTCATTTTTTCTTCATAAATTGACCTGATAGTTTTAAGAATTTTACTATATTGCATAATACCACTCTGGCAGTGTTAATAAGGGTGTGTTCATGATTTCTTCTATAATAGCCATTTGCCCTTTCATAGCAACCTTAATAGCTTCCATGACTAAAGCTGAATTGGTAACCGTTTCATAACTTAAAACAGATACAGGAATTCCATTATCTTTATAAGCTATTTCTAATTGATTACCTCGTCCAAAACCAGGATAATCACACCAACAATCTATAATTACACAAGCTTTGGGCTTATCTTTATAGTCTTTAATTTTCTGTGTAAGATTCCCCATATTATGACCTTCTACCAGTTCTGTGATAAATATATCCACATCCGCCCCAAACTTTCTTGCTTCAGGATATAAGGCAAAACAATCAGTAGCCCCATACGGTCTAATTCCAAATAAGATTTGTGCAAAAGCATCTTCTACAAATTCATTAGGCAGAGGTAAAACCTTACCATAAACATTAAAAACGCCCCATCTAAAATTTTCTTCAGGATTAGATACCATTTCTGCAACTAACGGTGCAACCTTTTTAGCAACCCTAATCGCATCTTCCATACTTCCAGATATATCAATATGAAGGAATACTTTACCTATTTCTGCCTTTTCAAAATCTTCTTTATGAACCTTAGCTCTAGCTTTCTTCATTGAAGACTTCAGTTTAGAAGAAATCTTTTTAACTCTAGTAACCCTATCTACAGCAGTGCGAGATTGTGAAATCTTTTTTTCATATAATTTTTTAATTTCTTTATAAGCCCATAACCCTTTATCTTCAAATAACTTACTTAAAATTAACACTTCATCAGGGTTAGCCACATATAACAAAGCAATTGCAATTTCAGGTGTTACTTCAGGAATTGCACCCAAGGCTCTTTGAACCTTGATTTTCTCTTTAATAATTCTTTCTGCAATTTCTTTGGTAGTTAACCCATCAAAATTTAAGCCTTCTTCAATTTTTACAGGGGTAGTTTTTTGTTTCCATCTAAGGATGGATGCAGTTTCAGGAGAAGGTGCAAGGTGCATTAAACGGTAAAGGTTTATATAAGTTTTAGATAATCCCTTATTCTTAATGCCTCTGATATAAAACGGGTTTTTCTCTCTATATTTAATATATTTTTTTACAGCAGTATTCAAAACAACAGGCCAATGCCTTGCATAAGGAAGGCCATTCGTCCCCCATTTAAGACACCCTAATTGTTTAACTCTAAGCACAAGTCTAGGTTCAAGCTCTTGAATTGCAGCAGCACTTACTATTCTAAAATTAGGCTTCCTATATTTTGAATTAGGTGAAAAAGGCAGTCCATCTGCAATAGACAAGGCATTTGAATAGGTTGTAAAGACTTTAAGGTCTTTTGATTGACTGTTTTTGATAATCCAAGAAGTGAAATGAGCTAGAAACACTGAGTCATTTTGAGATATATTATAAAACTGCTTGAGAATATTTAGAGCTTTATCTTGGTTTAACTTACCTTTCTGCCATAGGTGTTGGCAACCCTGAATAAGTAAGTTATATGCATTTAACCTTTCTTCTGGTAAAAGAGAAGGTAGCTCCTTCATTTGAGCCTCCAAAATTTTATATTTAAGCTCCTAAGTTGCAGGAATTGTTTTGGCCAGCTAAACGGGACTTGAACCCGTAACCATCAGCTTTTGGAGCTGATGCCTATCCAATTGGGCGATTAGCTTGTAAATTCCTGCATTAGAGGAGCTTGTTGTTATCAAAACGACTCCTAAGTGAGAAGAACTCCTAGAGTGGGCTAGGCCCCATTCCTGATTCCACATATCAGGTGCTTGTAAGTTCTTCTCAAGAGGAGTCATACAATCCCGCCTCTGCTTTAGGTAAAATATAAATTGTATCTGTATCCGTCATTTTTCTTACCGTATAAATGTAGCCTTCAGTATCAGCCTCAATATTAACTCCTGTTTCTTCCAAAATAACAGGGGCACATGCTTTAAGTATTTCAGTTTCAGGTGTATCCATTGTAATGCCCATTTGTTGAGCATCCAAAGGAACTTCCTTACTTTCTAAAAGGACTTTGATTTCCATCTCTTTCCCTCCGTTTAATTATCTATATAATAAAACAAGTAATTTATTTTGTCAAGTCTTGGGTCTTATTTTTTTAAGAATAATTTTTTTTCCTTCTTGAGTGGTTCTAATGCCTGTAATAAAGTAATTGGCCTTTCTTAACTGTTTCCACCATTTTGCTGCAATTTCACTGTCTGCTACAGTTATTGAATGAACCTTGTTGCTATTATAGGCACTTATAACTCGTAACAAAGCATTATATTCCATATCATTAGGATTAGGTAGCTTACAATTTTTTATTTTAAATTTGTCATAAGGGTCTGGTTGAGGTTCTTCTGGATGTTCGTGGTGGTATTTAATTCTTACTTTGTTTATGACTTGTTGTGGAGATAGTA